AAGAATTTCAAAAGCGTTTAAAGGCAAAAGAAAGGGAACTTAAAAAGTTCATAAACGATGATTTGCCACGACATTTGGGCAAGTTGGCGGTGGACCATTTTAAAGACAATTTTCGCAAAGGCGGATTTGTTAACAATGGCTTAAAAACATGGAAAAAACCCAAACGTTTCAGCGAAACTGGTTCCACACCACAAAGATATGGAACACTTCTAAGTGCCACCAACGAACTATTCAACAGCATCAACTACGACGTGAAAGGCAACACAGCCATTATACGCTCCGATAAAGAATATTCTGCAATACACAACTGGGGCGGAACTATTAACAGCCAAATACCTGTTACGCCAAAAATGAGAAAATTTGCTTGGGCAATGCACTACCAACAAACCAATGGCGATGCTGAGGCAGATAGCAAATGGAAAGGCTTAGCACTCACCAAAAAAGAGAAACTGAACCTAACTATCAATATGCCGCAAAGGCAGTTTATAGGGCATAGCAAAGAGCTTGACATAGCAATTAATGAGCTTATAGAGAAACATTTAACCAAAATCCTTGAATTATGAAACAAATTTACGAGCTGATAGCTCAAAGAATCCAAAACCAAGTAGAAGAAATCAAGTGGATAGACCTTGACAATGGGCAAATAGACTACTACGAGTATCGTGTGAATGTAGATTTCCCTGCCGTTCTTATCAATATCAAATATCCATATTGCGAAGACATAGGCACTGATGGCATACAGCTGTGTGATGTGGAAATTGAACTCAGAACCGTATTCAATCTATTTGATGAAACAAACATAGATGCACCACAACAGGTGCGCGACAATGCACTGGAGATATTTCAAATTATAAACAAAATACATGCTTGTTTGCAAAACTGGCGAAACGATGGCACTTGTGGAACCATCAGCAGGCAGTCCATCACAAAAGAGAGTAGGACAGACGGAAGCAAAGTATATTCCATGGTTTACAAAACCACCTATTACGATCACCTTGCTGTGCGAACTCCACAAACTGATGTAGATGCAAGCCCAGCAATTTCGCAACCATAAAAAAAGTCCCGTTCAAAACGGGACTTTTTCAATCTAACTCAATCTCTTTTCCATTAGCACCCGGAATGAGTGCGGAACTGCAGTATTTATATACTCTATAAATGTTGGGTACGACATTGGATATATAGGATTAACGTACTCACGCCAAATACCTTTATAGGTAGTTATCCCCTCTATATAGTTTGCCTGAACTATCTCCTGCACCATATAGATTCTACGCATCCGATTACGCTCCCTTTGTGTCATAAATTGATTGTTTACACAAAATTAATTATTTTTTCTGATAATTCAACACTTTGTGCCAATCTATCCATATCATTCACTATATTTCTATAAATCATTGCCTCATAACTACCCAACATCGGCACTACGCTTTCGTACAACAGATAAAGCGACAAACTCACTACAGCTGGCAATGTTATTTGTTTGGCATCGGCACGCTGTGCAATCTTCAAGGCATATTTGCCACACTCAATCTGCATTACAGAAAATGCGTAATCATAATCGCCACCCTTTGTGCTTTTAGCTAAATTTATCACCCTGAGTATAACTATTAACCCCCTAAGCTCACTACGATCCTTAAATTTAATTTTCATAACTACTCACTTTTCATTGTTTTTTAATTACCAACAATTATCTCTTTCCTTGTAAGCACAGCAAACCAAACCTCTATCCTTGCGCCGGGAGATTGGTTCCAATTGTCCAACAAATAAACCCTATCACATTTCCAAACCAAATTCCAAACACAAACCAACATACATCTGAACCAACCCCAATGCTCACCACACAGATGCATAGGATTAATAGTTTTGCCCTGTGCTCTCATTTTCATTTCAGCCTGTGCAAAGTTATCATAAGCCACTTCGTAGGGCAATGCCGACACCATACCAGCTATATATATACGTTTATCTTTAATACTCATTGTTCATTATTCATTATTCATTATTCATTAACCATTAACCATTATTTTATAACTCATTTTCCCATCGTTTTTGTGATAAATATGTTTCCGGGTATGGCATCTGTTTGCCCTCTTTCTCATACACAGCTTTTAGCTTGTTTATAAAGCCCAAAGCTATTATCTTATCCGCATCACTTGTCTTATCCCACAACTTTCTGCTACGGGCTATATTCCCACGCTTGAAGCCATACACATTCCAAAACTTCTCAAACGATAATTCCAGATTGGTAATATCTTTCACATCACAGCCCGACTTCATTATGGCCACAAACTCATTTTGGGGCTTGCCCGGAGTGTAATCTATTCTGAAAGGAATATCACTTAGGGACGCTCTTAAAAAGCCCCCATTGGCGTTATCTTTGAAGTGCAACGACTTCAAGTGTCCCGTCAAATAGTAATCTACAATTACCACCTGACGAGGCACTGGTGCATATACCGAAAATCGCAATAACTCTTTCATAAATCTCCTATTTCTATTTTCAAAATTTAATTCTCATATGCTCGACAAATTCAGCTCCACGCTTTTATATTCGCCGCTCTCATCCTTTTCGCTTATGCGATAATAGATTTTGCTCTCTGGTCTGCGAATAGACTCCTCAATCAAGTCCAACGCCTCACGGAATGTGTTATCTTTTATTTTGTTACGGTAACGCATTAGCGACATCACCTTACGACTATCAAGCTGACCACGTGAAGTTTTGAAAGCATCATTTACAAGCTCCTTCACGAAATCAACCCTACCGTCCACATTCAGCTCTATAAAGCTATCCAACTTTTCACGAGCTGCGGTTATTGTCATGTCGTCAAAAGCAATACGCTCATTCACGCTTACCTCAATTCGTATGCTACGGTCGAAATTGTACCAAGTGAAATTTCCTTTGGTTTCGCGTTGGATATCCTTTTCGGCCATAAAAGCCTCAAACACCTCCATAGACTCCTTACGAATCATATCCTTATATTTAGTCATTGCTTTGTTCAACTTCTTTGCTTCACGCAATAGCCTGCCCGATTTAACTTCCATCATACGTTCCACTCTTGTGGTACGATTGTATGGTATGCGAATACCTGCCTCGTCATACCAAAATTCTGCTGTTGATTTTTGATTTGCCATTTTAATTGTATTTAATTGATATTGAAACTTCATTTAAACCACCGTTGTCTATCCACGATTTACCTTTGATGCGTCGCACACGCTCTCGTCTCGACTTTATTTTGGCATGTAGAATATTCAACTCTCGTTGCTTGTTCTCATATTCAGGACTACGCACATTAGCCTTTAGCCAAAGCTCAAGCTCATTAGCACGCCCCTCTAATATTTCGATAGACTTTTCCATTATTAATTCATTATTTTTAATCTGTTAATTCTTCCAGAAGTAGCCTCAGCTTTGCTATGTATCATACGTAGGCGAGCTGTACATTCGTCAAGCTCTTTCACGCTCATTTCGTACAACATTTTGCCAGCAATACGTGGCTGCATCAGATACCTATTCACATCATCCCAGCCCTCTTGCTTGCTTCCTTTTATTCCCAGCCTGCCAAGCCAGTATAGAACCACCGAACGCTTTTGACGTAGCTCATATTCCGAGTCAGTTTCGTTTAGCCACATTATCACAGTTTCCAATTGCTCATAAGTCAAATCCTTAGTAGATTCAACCTCAAACACCCCCAAAATATCGGGTTTCAGATGCATCAAGCCCTTTTTGGCCATCATAGCATGCATCTGTTTTATAAGTTTTTTCTTTTCCATATCGTCCGAATTTTTGAATGTTATATCTATTCTTTTTGTAGCACACTCCAACATTTTGCTGTGGGCTACAGAACCTACATAGCCATACACTACTTTGTTATCCTTATACATCGTGAGCCTATTGCCCAGAGGTTCGTACACTGCTTTTATTTTTTCTTTCATACTATTTCAGTTTTATCATATGATCGGGTGTTTCAAAGAATCCCAAACTACCACTCACTGCAAAGGGTACTATTGGGCGTATATTATCAAGATGCCACGCATACATTGGCACATGAGGATTGTAACGCACAAAAGATTGTGCTTGATGATGTGCCCTGAACCGCTCCACTTTCACAATTTCGGCAATGGCTATTGCAGTTCCGGCACCGCTATATAGCTCGTCCAATTGTTCAAAAAATGGGAAGTTATCTTCGCACCAATACACTTGATGCGAATGCACTGCAGATTTGGATACACATATCAGTATATCGCCACGCATTTGGGTTTTCCTGCTACGTACCTCAATACTCTTTTTGCCTTGAAGTATAAGCTGGGCAAACGGATTTTTAATACTCAATGATTTCATAATTTATTGTTTTGGGTTTTTATTCAATTTCATTCCATGGTACAGGGTAGCTCTGTCATCATTTATTGTAAGCACACCGCCGGGTATTCTGCCGTAGCAATTGCAAGCCAAACCCTCTACATGTATTATTACTTTGGCTATTTTGCTCACATACTTTGCCAGTGCTGTATATGGCTCCTTGCGTTCCTCGTGTGCCAAGAATATGAAAAGCTTGTTTGGATGCCTATCCAAAAGCGACTTCAAAGACGAACTTCTTAGCTCATCTTTGTATATGGTGCAGTTGTCTATAAAGATTATAGAAGCAGCTCTACGCCTGCCCAGTCTCTCGTCCAAATCCTCAGCCGATATATAGGGCAAAAAGTGTAAATTGCGATTACTAGCCTCCAAGCCTGCACGTTTGCAAGCATCTACAAAAGCTGGCTCCGACACACCCTCTTCAGCCGACACATACAGCACCCTCTTTTGGGCAGATAAGTAGTTTGCCAATATCAAGGCAATAGTAGTCTTACCATTCTTTTCAGAACCATAAATAAGCCAAGCACCATTGTCCGATGGTTCGCCAAACACTGGCTCCATTACACCGTCAAAACTAAGTGTGCTGTGCTTCTGGCTATACAAATTGCCAATACTCAAAGCTCTACTCATTCGACATCTCATTTAGGATTAATAAACTTTCGGCACGGCGTAGTCCGCCAATATTGCCCTCCTGCTGTATCATACATTTCTTCACTATATGTGGCACCACATCAGGATTAGCATTTATGCTCAGCACATCTGTTATCAGCTGACGATAGAAACGCTCCTTTTCCTGCCTTTCTGTAGGAACTACCGACGAGAACTTTTCGCTAAAACGAGAAAACAACTCCCTATAACCCACTTTCCTATTGGAAATACCACGTATCATTTTGGCACGCAATCCATCGGCACCTATCATATACCAACCACAGGCGTTTTCCGTAGCATTCCACAGCTCTTTTAGCACCAGCAGGGCATTGTAATCCAAATCGCCAGCCTCGTCTATTATCACTATAGGACTGGGCAGGGCATGAAGAAAATATTTAATATCACTCATTATATCAACCAATCTTCCATTATCGCCAACACCCAGAGTGCTGCCAAGATGGCGGATAAATTGAGTCCTTGCCTTACACTGGCTAGCATCTATATAGAAGCAGTTCTTTAGCGTACGGCTCAGATATTTAGCAGTAAAGGTTTTACCAATACCGCAGTCGTCCACAAATATGCGGGCCTTAGCATACTTCTTGCAAAACAAAATCTCCTGTTCGATGTACGAAAACACTATTGTTTTGGCAGGCTTCCACTCTCGTTCGTCTGCCGACACATTCAGGCGGCGTCCCATTTGCAACCACTGTGCCTCTTTCATTAAACCATCCTTTTCGCCACTTTTCAAACGCGAAAACACAGAACTGTTAATGCCATACTGCTTGGCAAATGCCGCATCGCTACCGTCAAAATTGGAACGAGTAGCAAACAGCTCCGACAATACTTTCTCTTTGTAATTTGTTGATAATTGCATAATTTAGTCTCCTATTTTTGTTTAAAATTTATCTCTCATCATCTGGAATACATCAGGAGCATTATCCTCCCCAAAACCCTCCATATCTTCAATCTCCGACACGCTGGGCAACTCTTCAACCTCATGCTCAGTCATTGCCGATCCAAGCCCTCTAATGCGAAATTTGTTGTTGAGCGTATGCACACGATTATCCAGTACACTCACCTTGTCTAGCGACTTACGCTTACTTCTATTATAAGCCTCTATCGTAGCCACATATTTGCTCATTATTTCACGATTAGAAATATCTTCAGAAGTTTGCTCTATCCTAGCCCTATTGTATCGTGGTTTAGGCACCAGCTGGCACATCATTTTTGTTCCATCGCGCAGATAGGCAAAAGCTTTCAGCACATTGCCGTCGTTGTCGTCCAGCCAATACACATCCAAAGCCTCACCCTCAATCCTATTCATGGCACTTATTAGAGCATCGCCCATCATCACAGCATCATCGCCGCCTATCAACCACTCACGCCCTTGCAACTTCACAATACCATTGTTGCACGATGTTGATGTCTTGTAGCCAAGGCTTGGCAATATCGACCTGTAATTTATTGGTTTCAGTTCCGGATGCTGACGCTCCAAAAACACCTCAAAACGAGTCTTATCCTTATATATTGAGTGTGGCTCATTGTTCCAATCCTCAATATCTTTCAATACCATATACACTATATCATCATAGGGTACCAGTTTGGACTTGGCACTTGATGCCTGCAAATATTCAGCACGAGCAAATGGGCGTGCTATCCAGCCCTCTTGCTTGCGTTCGCGCTGGTTACGCTTAATGCCATTAAAACGCTCTATTATCTTCCCACGTGCATTATTTGCCTCTATACGCACATATTGGAACATACTACCCTCACGCAAAAAACTATCTTTAAAGCTACTATTAAGCGAACTCTCGGCTTCCAATTCCGCAGGCATACACAAACCCCATTCGCTATAGTTTCGCACCAGCTGGCGATAAAACTCAATAATCATACTCTCTTTGCTCTTGCCATAGGTCCACACAGTGTAGCACTCACTATGCACATCTATACCCATATACAACCACAACCTTTGCCCCGGTGCATATTCAAATGGAGCCTGACGGTCGTCAATAGAAAGCAACGAACCGCTAAACTGTGGCTTGTCCATACTGTGATAAGGCTTATACTTGCCCATTAGCTTTTGGCGGTCGCCACTGCGAATGGTGTGTGTGGCAATACGGCTTTTCCACTCCGACAAATAGCGCTGAACTGTAGATTTGCTCAATTGCGGAAACTCCTTAGGGTTATAAAGCTCACCAGTGGCATTGTTTATCACTTCCACTTCGCCAGCCAAAAAAGCACTATAAGTATCCGCCACCTCTGTATAGTTTGGCTTGTATTGTATATATGCAAACATTTGTTCCAGCAGCTGCACCACACCCTCGTCCACTTTGGCACTATTTTTATTCAGATGCCTGCCAGATATTAGCGAAGCATACGAGTAGGCATACTCACCATCAGCAGTATTGAACCGCAATGCACGTTCCTGAAACCTACGATAGTTCTCGGGCAAGTTGTGCGATATGCCATACTTCTTTTCCATCACCGGGCGAAACGAAGTAGCATCGTAGCAAAGCGTTTGCCATATCTTCTTAGGAACCTTATTCATACGACGTATTTCGGCTATACGAGCCTCCATCAATGCAAATACAGCCTTCAGAACCGATGCATTAGCCACATATTGCTCTATTGGCTCATCGTCCAAGCCCGAACCATCCCAAAACTCATAAGTCTGATAAAAACTCACCGTTTCATCGTCAATGGCAAAGAAACGCTCCAAAACATGCTCAGTTTTACGAGGATCCGCAATACCAGCCTTCATCCTCTCCGGAAGCGTATCATATATTATCAACGCCTCACGAGCAAAACAACCAGCCTGATACCTTTTCATTCCATAACCACGTCTTTCATCACGAGACACAGTAGCACTCAAAGAGTTTATTGTTTTATAAAACTCAGGCACGAGCTCCTCGTATGTAACTACCAAAATATTGTCGTGCGTAAAGTGTGGCATATTGTTTTATTATTTTGTTTTATAAAAACGTCTGTCTTTCCAGACTGTCACCCTCGTGCCGTGGGTTGCGTACCGTATCATCAATAAATACTCCTATTAGCTGAAACATCGCTTTGAGTTTGCTCCTGCCAGGGACTCGAACCCCGGTGTATGCCTTTCAGGAAATGTGCTTAATTTTGAGTCGTCAAACTTTAAAATTGAAGCATATGGAAACCTTTGAAGAAAAATTGAAATTTGTGTATAATCACAATTGTCCACAATGCGGACAAAAATGGAACTATACCATATTGAGTTATAAACCTGAAAAATGTGTTGAAAAACGTACATGCGGTTGTTATCAAATGGTTGAACTTATAAATGCTCAGAGAGCAGCTGTTTTTCTTTATCCTCCAGAGAAATAGAACCATATAGCCTAATCTCTGTAATAATAGTGTCATCACTTAGCCTATCATTCATTAGCTCAAGAATTTTTTCTTGGGCTGTATCCTTATTGCAATAGATAGACAGCTGTGCGTAACGATTACCTCCAAATTCATTGGATACATTTGCGTATCCCAATCTTTTCAGTTCAGCTTTCATGAACGAAGCTCTTGTGTGAACTCTATCTGAATCATAGTCTGATGGTAGCCTACTCATTAACTCATCAATGACATCATGACTTGCTTTTAATAAATCATCTTTCATACTATATTATTTAATGTTTAAAAATTCCGATTTCACCTTTTCACGTATTGAAATTATTTCCATAGCTGCCAGCCTCACATCATCTTTCAATGTTCGGTAGCCCGACAGCTGAGCCCTCACTGTGGATGGTCGCCTGCCTGTTTTTTCGGCTATAAGTGCATAATCACCTGTTTGCATTTTTGAAAAAATATCTTCGCGTATCATTTTTTTATATATTTGTGGATTAATACGCTACAAAGATAACTATAATTATCGCAATAAAACAAATATTTACGATGAAAATCGCAACAACAAAAGAAAGAATCTTGCAAGTGCTTGAAATTAAGGACGTTTCAAGACCTCTTTTTTTAGAAAAAACAGGAATAAAAAGGGGTTTTTTAGATTCAGACAAGCTAAATCAAGCTGTTTCTGATATAAATATTGCGAAATTCATCGCAATATTTCCAGATATTAATATAAAATGGCTAATTACTGGCAATGGAGATATGTTTATTTCGCAAACAGAGCCTCATACACATAACTGCCAACTATGTTCAGAAAAAGATAAACGCATAAATGAGTTGAAAGAAACAATAGATTTGCTAAAAGAACATATAGATACACTCAAAAGACAATAGCATCATCACATACATATATATTGTACAATTACGCCCAATAATTGACACACACAAACAATAGCACACAATACCACCCACACAAATACGCATAAGTAGCTCTTTATCAGCCTATTATCCCAATATTGCCCCGTCTGCTTGCTGTGCCTTATGGGGGTGC